GGACAATCTCGCGCCGCAGTTCATGGCGCAGATCGTCAGCCGGTACGAGGGGACGCGGCTGGGGCGACAGGAACTGAACGCCGAACTGCTGCTCGACGTGCCCGGCGCCCTGTGGACGCTGGCGATGTTCGACGAGCGCCGCGCGCCCCACCTACGGGGCAGCGTCGTGGTGGCGATCGACCCGGCCGCCTCCTCCGGTGAAGAGAGCGATGAGACGGGCATTGTCGTCGCGGCGAAGTGCGGCGACGGGGCGTACTATGTGCTGGCCGACCGCTCCTGCCGCGACACGCCGAACGGCTGGGCGTCGCGCGCCATCGCCGCCTACGACGAGTTCGCGGCCGACCGGGTGGTTGTCGAGGTGAACAACGGCGGCGAGATGGTCACCAACACCCTGCGGACGATCCGCCCCGGCCTGCCGATCACCGCTGTCCACGCCTCGCGCGGCAAGGCGATCCGCGCCGAGCCGATCGCCGCCCTCTACGAGCAGGGCAGCGTCTGGCACACCGAACCGTTCACGACCCTCGAAGATCAGCTCGTCTCGTGGACCCCCGGCAGCGGCGCCTCACCGGATCGCCTCGACGCGCTCGTTTGGGCATTAACCGAACTGAGCGGCGCAGGCGCCTCGGCCCGCGCCACCCTTTTCTGATGCGGCTCCGTCGCGCGTCATCACCCCGCACCGAGGAGCGCATCATGCATCCGGTACAGAAAGCGCTCCGCCGATTCTACGGCCTTGATCGCCCCGACACGAAGGCGAATCGCGCCCAGCGGATCGAGACGCCCGCGTATGGCGTCGGCATTATCTCGCCTCATTTCCGCGACTATAAAAGTTACCTGCAAGCATACAAACTGCCGTGGGTCCACAAGTGCGTGACAGTGATCGCCGAGAACTGCGCCAACGTGACCTATGAGCTGATCCGGCCGGGGAAGGACGGCGGCGAGGACGCGGTGATCGACTCGTCGCCCTTCCTCGACCTCCTGCGCCGCCCGAACGACCAGCAGGGCGGCCATCAGCTGATCGAGGCGATTTTCACGGACGCGGAGCTGACCGGCAACGCCTTCGTCTCGCTTGAGGAGCAGAACGGGCGGGGTGAGCCGGGGCAACTCTTCCGCCTCAACCCGGCCAATGTCGTCATCCACCCCGACCCGAAGGCGCTGGTGGCCGGTTACACCTACGCCGCGAACGGCGGCAAAGAGGACTACGCACCGGACGAGATGTGGCAGTTCAAGTACCCGAATCCGCTCGACGACCTCTACGGCATGGGGATTATCGAGGCGGCGGAGGCGCGCATCGACAGCGAGATGGCGATGAGCGAGCACGAGCGGCAGTTCTGGCGCAACGGCGCGAAGATCACCGGCGTCTTCTCGACCGCCAACACGCTCGACGACGGTGCCTTCGCCCGCGTCGGCGCGTCCATCCGCAACCTTTTCCGCAACTCCGGCTACGCGACCGTCCTCCTCGAATCCGGCGTCGGCTATACGCCGATCTCCGAGAGCCCGGCGAAGCTTGGACTCCTGGAGATGTCGAACCTCTCGCGCGACGCCATCGCGGCCATCTTCGGCGTGCCGCTCACCAAGATGGGCATATTGGACAATGCCAACTACAAGGCGCAATCGGCCGATGAGTATTTCTGGACGGAGACGATTGACCCGAAGCTGACGAGACTGGAGAACAGCATCCAACCGCTGATCGAGCGCTTCCATCCCGGCGAGGGGCTGCGGCTGCGATTCAAGCGCGTCAACTTCGAGGACGACCTGCCCGCCGCGCAGGTGGCGGTGCAGATGTTCAACCAACACGCCTTCACCGTCAACGAGATCCGCACCTACCAGGGCGCGGAGCCGATCGACGGCGGCGATCAGATTCTCGGCCCGGTGAGCGTCAGCCCGCTCGACCTGAACAACGACATGGCGACGATCAACGAGGTACGCAAGGCGACGGGCGACGGGCCCCTGCCGGGCGGCGACGACGTGATCCTCATCAAGGCGCGCGCCGTCGCCTTCAACCTCGCCGCACCCGCCGCGCCGCCGCCCGTGCCCCCCGTGATCCCCGGCGGCAGTCCGCCGCAACTGCCCGCCGTGACCGGGGCCGCGCCGACCGCCTTCCCCGCGCAACCGGCAGCGAAGGCGCTGCGCACCGGCGGCAACGCGCCCGCCTCGGCGCTCGTGATCGCCCGACGGCACGACGCGCTGACCGCGCACGCGAAGACGGTCCTCGCGGGCGATGTGGCCCGCTTCATGGCGGCGCAGGAGGCGCGCGTGAGCGCGAAGGTGCTGGCGCACCGGAACAAGAAGGCCGCGCTCGCCGATGACGATCTCCTCGGTGACGGGGACGACGCCGCATTGACCGCCGCGCTCGCGCCCGTCTACGACTACGCCACCCGGCACGGCGTGGAGACGGCGCGGGCGCTCGGCATCGACGCCGAGGAGGAGACGACTGATCGGCGCGTCGCCACCGCCGCGACCATCGCGGGCATTAACCAGACGACGCGCGCAGCGGTTGCCGAGCAGGTCGCTGAGGGGCTGCGGCGGGCATACAGCGCGAAGCAGATCGCCGAGGGCGTGGCCGCCGAGCAGTACCGGGGCGTGGCGGGGGTCTTTGCCGAGGCGAAGACGAGCCGCGCCGAAACCATCGCCCGCACAGAAGCATCAAGGGCGATGAACGACGCCTTGCTGCACGCCTACCAGCAATCGGGCCGCGTGCGCTACGTCGAGATGCTCGATGGCACCGATAACCCGGAGTGCGCGGCAATCAACGGGACGGTCGTCCCGCTTGATGAGGCGGCGGTGCTGATCGGCGCGGAGCATCCGAACGGATCGCGCACGGCAGTGCCGCTGATCGGCTAGGGGAGGAACGACGATGCCCGCAATGCGCTGGCTGGATGCATGGACGAACGACCCCATCGTCGCGCTCGACATGGGTCGCGCGCCGAACCCCACCGAGTGGTATCGCTTCTGCCTTTGCACCGCCTGCGGGCGCGAGGGCAGCGTGATGGCCTTCGTCGCGGAGGAGGTGCGCAATGACGCGCTCGACCTCTTCATGGAGTTGCTGAACCGCGCGGAGCGATCATTGCCGCCCTGCCCATGCACGAACGGAACACGCCGATGACCGAGAATAGCCAATCGCTTGAGACCGTCCCCCGCCACCGCCCCGACCTCGAACGGGTCTACTGGGCGGAGGGGCAGCTCAGGCAGTTCAACTGGTACACCTGGGACTTCACCTGCCCCGATTGCGGTATGGCGGGCGATCTCGTCTGCGGCGTCATCCGGCAGGTGCGCGACGCGCAGGGATTCGTGCGGCCGATCACCGACGTTGAGCGCGCCGACTCGTTCGCCAAGCAGCGGGCCGAGTTCGAGCGGAACGCCGCCAACCTCTGCCCGCGCTGCGTCAAGCGGGCGCGGGATCGCGGGGCGACGGCGCCATGATGCACGAATACCGCTGCGAGTGCGGCCGGTTGCTCTTCGAGTACACGGGCGCGCTCTCTCTGCGCATCCGCTGCCGCAAGTGCGGCGCGTGGAATAACGTCCAGATCGCGGCCCCGGCGGCCCCCGCACGAAATGAGGGCCACGATGGGCAGAGCCGCCAGCGCGACACCGAAGGAACGCGAGGAGATGCCCGCGTCGATCTTTTGCGGGTCTCAGCGTAGTTTCCCTATCGAGGACGCCGCCGATGTGCGCGCCGCCGCGCATCTGATCGGCAAGGCGGACGACCCAGAGGCCGTCAAGTCCTGTATCATCCGCAAGGCGCGCGCGGGCGGCTTCCTTGACGCCGTGCCGGATGCGTGGCTGCCGAAGAAGGACGCGGCGAAGCACGCACCCACACTGGAGCGCCCCTTCCACCTCGATGCCACCTTCAAGGCGGCGACCATCGGTGACGATGGCACGCTCGTCCTGCGTGGTTACGCCAGCACCTACGAGCTTGACCGCGACCGTGAGGCGGTGACGCCACAGGCATTTACCGATGCGGTGGGAAAGTACATGCGCAATCCCGTCCTCCTGGCCGATCACAACATGGGCAGGCCCATCGGCACCATCGTCTCGGCGGTCGTGGACGCGAACGGCCTGATGGTCGAGGCGCACGTCCCGCCGCCGCCGACCGGCACGGAACCCTGGCATATCAAGATGTACAGCGACATCAAACAGGGGATCGTACGCGCGTTTTCAATTGGTGGAATCTTCCGCCGCGATGGTCGCAAGATCGTCGGCATGGACTTGTGCGAAATCTCCGCCGTCCCCATCCCCGCGAATCCGTCCTCGCTTTTCGCGGTCGTCCAGAAGTCATTTGAACTGCCACCACCGGCGGGGAGAGCGGCGGAGTACGACCTCACGAAGCTGCGCACGGACGCATTTTGTCGCGCGGTAGACGCTCTCCCGCGCTAGGCATCCTATTTTGTATTCGTTAGCGGCCCACGCGGCCCGTCATCTATGACGGAGGCACCCGTGGACCCAGAACAGGTTATCGAGCAACTGAACGCGAAACTCGACGAGGCGGCGCTCTCGATCAAGGGATTGACCGAGACGCTGGACGGGCAGCCGTCCGCCGAGGAGATCGAGGGCATCCGCACCAGCATGGCGGCCATCGAGGCCGAGATGCAGCAGGCGCGGGATGCGAAGGCGGCAGCGGAGCGCGAACTCGAGGTGAAGCACCTGCGCGCGACGATGGAGACGCTCACCGCCAGCGTCAAGACGATGCAGGAGCAGCGCGCGCCGCGCAAGCACACCTACGACGTGCAGGGCGGCGGCCAGCCGAACGAGCCCTTCTCGTACAAGGTCTGGAAGGCGAAGCGCGTCCAGGACCCGACCGCCATCGCCGAGATGCAGGAGTACCGCACCAAGGCGCTCGCCGAGGGCGGCTCGACGACGGGCGGCTATCTCGTCCCGCCGTACTACCTGCAGCAACTGGTCGAGTTGCGGCGCGCCACCGCCCCCCTGCGCGGCTACGTGACGACGGTGCCGGGCGTCAAGACGAACCTCGTCTACGTGCCGCAGCAATTGGGCGTCTCGACGGTCGCATGGGTCTCGGAGAACGCGACCAAGCCGAGCACGGACGAGGTGTTGGGGCAGATCGCCATCAACATCTTCACCCTCGCCGGTATCGCGAAGGTCTCCAACCAACTGCTGGAAGATAGCGCCCCGGCGGTGGACGCCATCGTGCGGCAGGACCTCGGTCGCGGGCTCGGCATCGAGGAGGATCGCGCGATGCTGAACGGCTCCGGCACGGGCCAGCCGACCGGCATCATCAACACGAGCGGCGTCACGACGACCGCGACCGCCACGCCGACCGGCACGGTGAACGCGCAGGCGTCGGCCCTCTACACCGATGTGCTCTCCGCCGTCGGCCGGATGCAGGTCAACTACTTCGGCAACCCCGACCTGATCGCCATGCACCCGCGCACCTGGAGCAAGCTCCTCAGCGCGCAGGACACCACCGGCCGCTTCCTCGGCGTCGGCACGGTGGTCGGCTCGCAGCAGTTCGGCGAGGCGGGGATGCCGTCTCCCACGCCGACGAACGGGCAGGCGATGGCGGCAATCTTCGGCTATCCGGTACTGATCGATGCCAACATCCCCGTCAACCTGACGACCGGCACCGGCTCCAACCGCTCCGTCATCATCGTCGGGGCCTTCAAGGAGGCGTGGCTCTTCGAGCGCGACGGCATCACGATGGACGTCTCCGCTGAAGCGGGCACGTCGTTTGAACAAAACCAGACGTGGTTTAGGGGCGAGGAACGTGTGGGCTTTACCGCTGCTCGCCTCCCCGCCGCCTTCCAGATCATCAACGATATCGGCGCATAATCGCTGACACAGTGACGTGGGGCCGCTCCTCGTGGCCCCTGATGCATAAGGAGCAGCACAATGGCAATGGTCAATACCGATGTCTCGCTCCCGGCGCAATCGGCGGCGGGCGCGACGGTGGAGACGGTGGTCGCCGTCATCCCGTCCACCTTCTCAACGGCGCAGTTCGGCGACGCGCGCATGTCGCTCACCTCCCCGTCGCTCGTCACGGGTGC